AGCAGAGGGGTCAGCAACAATGTCCACAGTAGCTAAATGAAAGTCATCTTGAACTTCATTTATACCTTCTTTGTTTAGCTTAACAGAACCTAGACCTCTAGAAGATACACCCAGACGAACACCTTCTTCGATAAAGTTTTTAGCAATCTTACCCATTGGAGTATCTAATATCTTTGCTCTTCCGTGAATGTCATTACCTTCAAACTTAAGTCCAGTGATCATATGTGATACCTGGTTAAGATTAATAGAAGGGTTAGGAGGATGACCTAATTCACCCAATGAGCGCTTTTCGTTGATTAGTTCTTGGTATTTTTGAACTTCACGTTCCATAATACCTCTACCATACATACGCCCATTGCGGTTTGCTTTTTCTGCCTGCATGAAGATACCTTCGATGTAAACAGACTTGGTACCGTCTTCTTTTTTTTCTGTCAGGAATTTTACATCCTGATTCATTTCAGTAATGAGTTTCATTAACGATCCCTATCTTCTAGAATTTGACGATCAGGGTCATTAAAGCCAGAACCTTTAGTAAACTGTACTATCACAGTACTGTTACCTGACCCGGTATGAATTGTAACGTTAGCGTGAGCTTGTTCATCTAACACAACACCTAAGTCTCTTGAAAGGCTAACTGTTCCTTGACCTGTACTCATGGTAAATACAACTGTACCGTTTCTTACAATATTAGCAAAGTTAGCTACATCATACACAATATCGGATATAGTCCAGACCAAATTACCTGAAGTGGTCAAGGGAATAGTTTGATCTGCATATTTAATGTCAGTATAGGAAATAGTATTACTTCCAATACCATCAGAAACTACCTTAGCAGCAGCCTGTCGTCTGGTATTTTTAAGAATGTATTTGTTAGTTGCCATTTTTATTCTTCTTTATTTGCTTGCATATAATCCCGGACAGTACTCATATAATCGGCACTCAAAGTAATTTTATTCTGAACCCATTCAGCCATATTAGTATTGTCTTCTAACATATCATGAACTGTTTGCGCATTGGCAATGATAGCTCTTAAATAAGATTTAGCCATATCGCCTTCATAATCGTATTCGCGAGGATCCTTAGCTTCCGCTACCCTCTTAGCAGTCTTAGTTGCAATAGCCATCTTCACCCCCATGGGCATACCAGGGCTACTTTTTTCTATAGCCATGGCAACTTCTTCCCGCTTCTTCATTTCAGCAGGGGTAAGAGTTTTTTCTACTAACTTATTCCTCAGATTGAACAGATTCATCTTCTTCTACTTCTTGGTTGTAAAGAGATTGAGCAATCTCAATTTTTCTTGCATCAATTGCATCAGTTAATTTAGTTGAAAGAGCTGACTCAAAGCCGTCCTTTGCATCTGTATTGTTTCCATCAATGATATCATCAATCATCTTGTTAATAATTTCTGTAGTGTCCACAATGATCTCCTTTATAATATATTATTTATTGGTTAGTTTCACGGCTTAAAGCTGCCGCTTGATCTGAACCCGGCATACCTGGTTGTTCTTCAGTAGGTTCTGCTTCATTTTCTTTTGCAATAGCTTCAATCTCATCATCAGTTAGTTTAAGAATATTCTTACGAATATAAGACTTACTGTAGTAGATGCCAACATATGGTGCCATCTGGTTAAGAACGTCTACTCTATTACGCAAGTTCTCTGCCAGCTTCATCTCTTGATAATACTGATCTTGGGCATACTTATAGTCAATCTTTGACTTAATACCATCCCAGTCTTCAGGGGTAATAATACCCTTTAATACCAATTGGGTCTCTAAAAGATCGTCAAACAAAGCGTTAAATTTTCTACGCAATCTACCCACAAACTTTGCAAACTTAATCTCATCATTAGAGATTTCAGCTTGTCTTCCGAAATTAAATCCAGAGCTCTGTTGAAATCTAGATAATGGAATATTTAATGACTGATATACTTTGTTCTGGAAGTACTCAATGTCAGCAATCTGACCTAAGTTTTCTCCACCAGGTAATGTTGTAATCTCTGTACCGCGGCCGCCTTCGCGTCTAGGTAACCAGAAGTCTTCCAACATAGTCATAAATTTACGATCGTCCTTGATCTCTCCAGTCGTAGAGTCATAGATGATCTTATTACGGTACCGGGCCATGATATCTTTCATGTACTGCTCGGCTTTTTGCTTAGGTAAATTACCTACGTCAATATAAAATATTCTTCTCTCTGGTGCTCTACTTAAACGATAGATGACCAACGAGTCAGCCATCATCTTTAACTGATTAGTTGGCTTAATCGCTTTATTTAAATACCCCAGTATAACATTTCTATCTAGATCTAAGACCCCTGAAGGTACAAAGGTAATAGTATCGGTAGCAATTTTTATACCGTTATTGTTATTAGGATTGGTACCAGCAGTATAGTTTAAGCCTTTTTCATTATAGATGAAAAACTCATCTATTGACTTAATAACCTCAACACCTGAAGGTAACTTATCCTTCTTAACTTCTCGTACTTTTCTAATTTTACGAGGATCAACGTATCTTAGTTCCTGAATACCTTGCTTGGGTTGAGCAGGGTTAATAACTTTTTGATAGTACAAACGTCCGTCAATGTACCAACGTCTGAAGATGTCATGTGCCTTGTCTTTAAAATCCAACAAAGAAATGACTTCGTCAAACTCATCTCGAATTTTCTTCTTTATACTATCAGAAAGCTCCAGCTTCTCTAAATCTAGATAGACTGGGTCTTCACTGTCTACAGCAGCAATTGCCTCTGTAACGATCTCTTCAACAGCATTATCCACATCTGGATAGGTAGAGATGTCTCTGTAACGAGAAATCAACTCACTCTCCGAGCGAGCTGATGCATCTATATCAACGTAAGTGCCGAAATACCCCCCGGCCGAAACCGTAGTGGTACCATCTTCAGAAACCGGAGTTATAAAAGATTGACTTTTTAAATCCGGTTGCTTATCTTCTCGACCAATAGTAAAACCAAATAGTGATAGCGCCATTATATATTTTTCAATGATTAACGATTAAAAATACCACCAACGTTTACAATACTACCCAATGGATTATTAGATACTGTAAAATGCTGGTATTGGAATGTCACAGTAAAAGAAGATATCTGGTCATTAGCACCAAAGTCTAATCCAACTGGAGAGAGGTCTACAGGAAATGCATTTACAATACTGTATGATTTTAATGCATTACCATTTCGGTCAAGTTGAAATACTTGCATATCTCTTTGATACTCAGAAGGTTGAAGACGGCCAAATTTACCGGCATAATCTTCCATACCGCCCATCCATTGTTCTAAGGCTGTACGAATAGACATTTCAGCGTCATTCAATACCGTCATAGTGAAGGGAGCATAGATGCGATCGCCAACGAATTTTACCTCGCGACCTCTATATTGAACAATTGCAGGGTTAACTGTTTGACCAGGTAACTCAGCTACTGAGATCAAGAACGGGGCTCTTGCTACCGCCAGTTGTGCACCTGCCACATATGTCGGAAACGACATCTGGACAGCAAACTGGTTAGGACGAGCACCGCCATTGGTTAGTGCAGATTTAAAACGTTCTACGTTAAATGTTGTCATTTGTTCTCTCCTTTATTAAGCGCCGACTTCTTCGAAAGAAATTCCGGTACGGGTTGCAATAAAGTTGAGCTGTATGAAGTTAATCGCACGAGCTGGCTTGATAAAGATATCAGCAACAAAGTTGTTGGTATCGATAACCTGACCGGTGTTATTAGACTCATCGCAAACTACTTTAAAGTCTGTAATACCACGGCGACCTTGAACGTCACGCAAGAACGGCTCAACAAGGTTTCTAAACTGGGCTCTTGTGAACGGGTCGTTGAACTCGAACAATTGGAACTTAGCAGCTGTAGCGATTGCTTTCTCAAGCACAATAAACAATCTACGAACGTTGATACGATCGAAGGCTGAAGGCTTAGCAAGCAACGTCTTGTCACCGAATAGTACTGTACCATTACCGGGGAATGTAACAACGGGGTTAATACCCTTCTTGTACAATGTATCGCGGTCGGTCTTACCAGGAGAATAAGCAAGTTTAACCACGTTTTTAACTTGACCGCGGTTAAAGCCAGCAGGTGAGAACCATGGGTCAGCAACAAAGTCTGTGCGTACTGCAAGACCGGCTGTATCACCATTCAACGGCACATAACGATATACATCGTTGTAGCGGTCGTATTGATACTTGTAACCTGAGTCCAGTACTGCATATGAACTAGATGTCAGGGTCTCGCGGAATGCAACGATATCGGTAGCTTCTGAGCCTGCGTTATTAACTACATCGGCTAGTTCAGGAGAAGCAAAAACGATAACGTCTTTTCTTACTTCTGCAACACTGGAGATAGCAAAGTTAACTACGGTAGCAGAAGCAGCACCTAATGGGAGCAAAGAAATATCAAATGCTTCATCGTTAGCAAACAAAGCTAAAGCTGTCGTAATGTTACCATCAGAAGGGCTATCGGCTGATACACCACCTGATAAGGATACAGTTACGTTAGAGGTCAAGTTAGCAAACAGGGAT